ACCAGTTCCGCAAGAAGGACGGATGCTTCCATACTCCAGAACGCAGGCTTCATTGTTAAGATGCCAAGCAGGCATATGAGTATCAGAGACAGGATCAATTGTGTCAATAGTAAGTTGTGTAATGCCTTGGGCATTAGAGGGGTTATAATAGACCCTAAAGCAAAGAACTCAATAAATAGTTTAATAAGACACACATACAAAGCAGGAACTAACTTGCCGACAAAGGATGAAGGATGGGATCATTTAAACGACAGTTTAGGATATTTGATAAGTTTTCTTTATCCAATAGTCAAGAACAGAGAACAAGTAGAACCACAGAGATTCAATTTTCAAACAGGAGTGATGAATGCCAGATTATAGTTTAACCAACACAATGACAAACTACGGGACTCCAAACTTTGATGGTATTCCATTGCACGATGAGTATGTGAATTACATCAACAGATGGAACTTCTTAGAAAGATCATACAGCGGTGGTGCCCAATACAGAATGGGAAATTATCTAACCAAGTATGTTATGGAGAACTCATCTGAATACGTAGGTAGGATAGCACAGACACCTTTAGATAATCATTGCAAGTCTATAATACACATCTACAACAGTTTCCTATTTAGAAATGATCCTAAGAGAATGTTTGGCAATATGGACGGTATGCCTGAGATAGAAGCATTCCTTAAAGACGCTGATTTGGAAGGCAGAGACTTCAATCAGTTTATGAGAGACGTCAATATACAGTCAAGCATCTATGGACACTCACTAATTTTAGTAGATAAGCCTAACACACAGGCAGGCACAAGAGCAGAAGAATTACAACAAGGTCTAAGACCTTACGTTTCGATTTACACTCCACCAAACATATTAGACTGGGAGTTTGAAAGACTTCCTAATGGATTATACGAATTAAGTTTTGTTAGATTGTTTGAACAAGAACAGAGAGCATATCAACAAACAACAAAATACTATCTGAGAACATTCACAAAAGATAGAGTGTTTGTTGAAGAATACAATCCTGACAAGAAAGAAAAATTAAGATTAATGGAAGAAATGCCTAATCCTTTGGGCAAAGTTCCAGCGGTATTTGTGTATGCCGGCAGATCACCAACAAGAGGTATTGGTGTGTCGGACATAAATGACATCGCGGATATGCAGAATGGAATTTACAATGAACTATCTGAGATAGAGCAAACAATTAGAATATCAGGACATCCTACACTTGTAAAAACTATTGACACAGAAGCAGGTGCTGGAGCAGGTTCGATCATAACAATGCCTAATGAACTTGATCCTGGACTTAGGCCCCAACTCCTACAACCAAGTGGTCAGTCAATTGATATGATACTTTCATCTATTGAAAACAAAGTTAAAGCAATTGACAGAATGGGACACTTGGGATCTGTAAGAGCGATAGAACAAAGATCAATGTCGGGAATTGCCCTTCAAACTGAGATGATGCAACTTGATACAAAGTTAATTGACAAGGCAAAGAATTTACAACTTGCTGAAGAACAGATCTTTAGATTGTTTGGTCAATTCCAAAACATCAATTGGGATGGAGAAATAAAATATCCAACTATATTCAATATCAGAGACAGAAGTTATGAAATGGATATATTAAAGAAAGCGGCAGATACAAAACCAGCGGATCCTGCCATTAAACAAATTATTGATGAGAAGATTGTTGATATAGTAGAGACTGACGATGATGCCAGACAAGAACTTATTGACAAATTAAATCAACCAGCACCACAAACAGAAATGCAACATCCACCAATGACTTCACCAGATGCAATGATTAAACATATGAGAGAAATGGTTTCACAAGGTTATACGGATGAACAGATTATGGAGTTACATCCAGAAATAAAAACATTCTTTGAAGGAGGTGCCAATGGCCAGAACACGGAGAGTCCCGAAGGACAAGAGAACGGGAATACCTAAGAAGTATCTTTCAGGTATAAAAGGTTCCAAGCGAACACAACTATCAGCACTGATAAAAAGGATTGGCAGACTCGCGAGGGCAGGCAAGCGAATACCACAATCATTAATTGACAGGAGGGTTAGACTTGGCAAAAAGAAAAAGTAGAGCAAAACCTTTGAGTGCCACTGTAAGGAAGACACTACAAGGCAAAGCGAACAAATCAAGATTTACATTTTCAACACTTAGAAAAGTATATAGGAGAGGACAAGGTGCTTTCCTAACAGCAGGATCAAGACCAGGAGTTGGTATGAACCAATGGGCAATGGGCAGGGTCAATAGTTTTCTACGTGGATCAAGAAAACACGACCTTGACCTAAGGAGAAGAAAGTAGTGGCCAAGTATCAAGGTAGGACAGTGAAATTAAACCAACCATTCAGGACTCCCGGTGCATCAAAGAAGAGTGCCGTGTATGTCCGTAATCAAAAAACAGGCAGAGTGCAAATTGTGAGATTTGGACAACCAGGAATGAGCATAAAGAAAAACAATCCTGTGAGAAGAAGAAGTTTCATTGCAAGATTCACACCTATACTGAGAGCAGTAAAGGGACAGAAGAGTCTATCACCTGCGTATTGGAGTCTAAGAGCGTGGAGGTAGATAGCAGTGGCAGGCATAAAGACAAAGAAAGGCACACAGGTCCATCATTCGAAATTCTATCTAAATGGACAAGAATGGAAACCTTGCAAGGTTATAGCACCCAAAAGGGTTGGAAACGGACATAAAACTTTTATGGCGGCACAATCAGTCCAAACAGGAGACCTTTACAAAAATACACACGGCAGGGTGGCACCGTGGCATTCGATACCTTTCACTTGTATAAAACCAGAAGGACTTGAATAATGGGCATAGCAAAGATTTATAGAACACCAGTTGAATCAGCAAGACACGAGCAACTGAAAGTCCAATGTATGGAATACTTTTCAGCAATGGAGAAACTTTTGGACAAACCCAGCAGACGTTATGCTGAGAAGGCTCGTAAGGCACTGATCAACATTAAAAAAATAGCACACTATCGTGGAATGGAATTGTTGGAGTTGTATGCTCCATCAAAAAACGAAGGAAAGAAACCCATAAATGGCCAGTCTTAACACAACGACAGGCAAGGCGGTTATGGGTCCTTCAATGAGGAGGACATCAATGATGCACAAAGGCAAGAAGCATAAAAAAGGTTCTAAGTCAAAAAAATCAGGCGGCAGAAGAAAACCAAGTGGCCGTAGGAAGTAAAGACATTGAGAACTGGATCGGACAGGTTGTTGCTAAAACTCATAAAGAGAGTGGAACGACAATCTGTCCATATGCAAAAAAGACTTTACAAGATAGAAAAATCCAGATCACAATGGCAAAGGAAAATGTGTTGGCTCAGATTGATCATTGTTGCTCTTTGTTTAATATTTTGCATTTGGATATTGTGGTCCTATATTTCACTTACAAGATAAGCGAGAAAAAATTAGCATCAGTCTGCAGAAAAGCATTTAAAAAAAATCCTGAATATGCTATGCTGTATGATCATCCTGCCAACAAAGGCACACACAAAGGAGTCAGTTTCAGTTATGGTAAAGCACCATTGCTAATGATACAAAACTTGAACAAATTAAAAAATGCACAACAACAACTTAGAAAATCTAATTATTATGATGCTTGGGGTCTTGACCCTAATGATAGTATGTTCTACTAATCTTTAATAAATAAGTTTATTCAACGTTATCCAGCGTTGCAAACAAATGGAGGAACACACACAATGAGTGAAACTAAAGAAACATTGGAAGTCAATAAGGAACAGACTACTGCACCAGTTCAAGAAGACTTAAAAAATAATCCAACGCAGGGAACTGATAATCAACCAGTATATACCAAAGAGCAGTTTGACAACGCAATGAAGAGTGCCAGAAAGCACGGTGAAGAGCGTGTAGCCAAACAATACGATGGTGTTGATGTTAATCACTACCGTTCTTTGATGCAACAAGAAGAAGACAGAAAACTTGAAGAGCAGAAAAGAAAGGGAGAGTTTGAAGAGATATTGAAGACACAGGCTGAAAAGTCTAGTCAGAAAATATCGGCTTTGACTGACGAATTGACAAAGATCAAAGTGGATGGTGCTTTACTAAATGCGGCAAGCAAATATAGAGCAGTGAATCCAGAACAGGTTGTAAGACTTGTTAGAGATCAAGTTAAGATGTCAGAGACTGGTCAAGTAGAAGTTGTAGATCCTAAAACAGGAAACACAAGATATACTGAATCAGGAACTCCGTTGGATACCGAAAATGCCGTGAAAATGTGGCTTCAAGACAATCCGCATTTTGTTCAGGCGGGACCAGCCGGTTCAGGAAGCCAATCAAATCAATCCCCAGAGGGCGTGAAAACAGATGTTGATATAAACAAGTTGGATCTTAATGATCCTAAACAACGTGAGTTATACGCTCAAATGCGGAGAAAGATTTATCCTAACGTATTATAGGCATTATAACTCCTAACAACAAAGGAGATTAGCACAATGGCTAATACTAACATAAGCGACAGTCAATTATTGACTAATATGTTGCAAGAGGCTGTATTCACACAATCTGAAAAAATGATTGCGGATAAAGTCTTCACAACATACGATATGACAGGGACTCCAGGCTTAACAGCACAGATTCCTGTATATCCTGAAATCGCGGCTCAAGAACAAAACCAAACAACTGAAGTTTCAGACACTAACTTCACAGTTGCACAGGTTGATGTTACTGCGGCTGAGGTTCAAGCAAGAATAGATGTATCTGACTTATTAGCAGAATCTACAATAAGAAATATGGGTTCTGATGTAGGACAGATGATCGGTTCAGCAATTGGTGAGAAAGTGGATACCAACGCATTCGCTCTTTTCACTGAGGCAAACATAGCAAGTGACGTAGGTGACAATGGAACATCAATCACTCCAGGTATCATACTTCAGGCTGTGTATAAATTAAGAGAACAAAACGCACCAACTGATGGTGAAGGTGACTACCATTGCGTGATCCACCCGGGTCAAGCATATGGCGTTGCGAATGCTTTAGCAGGAGCAGGTTACGGCACATCAGCAAACGCAATATCTAATGTAGGTAACACAATATTAACGTCATCTGCATTCGTTGGAAAATTATTCAACGTGAAGATCTTTTCTTCAACAGGTATCGCGGCTGACTCAGTATCTACTGATGCACAAGGTTGCGTATTTTCTCCACAAGCATTTGCACACGTGATCAAAAGACCATTAAGAATTGAATCACAAAGAGATGCTTCAATGAGACATACAGAATACGTTGGCTCAACAGCAGTTAAAACGGCTTTAGTAAAAGCCGCTTATGCAGTTAGAGTTAAAGGTTCTAAAGCAATAGCATAAGGAGAATATCCTCGCTTATTAGGGTGGGCCTAATATGAACACTTAGGCCCATCCTTTTTTTACGACCCGATAAATAACAATGTAGTTTGGTAGGACCAGACACATAACATAATTTTAAGGAAGGACCTTATGAGCACTTTCGCTAACGACACAAACATCTTAGAATACGAACCAGACATCCAAAAATACGGTATTGCAGAATTCGATGCACTTCACGAAAAGTCATATGATGACATCATCAGATTGTTGAACATCAAATGGTGGCCAAAAGCCGACTATGGTAGATATGATATCACGATAGTTGGGACAAGCAGTGAAAAGTTAAGTCCATCAAGACTTAGAACAGCACAATTCACGAGAGCGGCTGTCTATCACGTTTTAGGATATTACATTTACCCACGTCTATCAACGTTTGATCCAGATGGTGACCTTTTCAGAGAAAAAATGACTTATTACAAAAGAGCATTCGACGAAGAATTCGATTTAATTTTAAGAGAAGGGGTTTCCTACGACAGCGATTCAAGTGGAGATTATACAGACGCAGAAGAAAGATCCTTCCATTTCAATAGATTGGTAAGGTAATGTCCGCTCGAGAAAATATAGCAATCAACATAGAAAAACAATTACAGAATATGACGGATCCTGCACCGGGGTCAGTGAGCAGGGTATTCTTTGATGTCCAAAAACTTGCAATAACACAGTTTCCTGCTGTGCTAATAACATCAGCAGATGAAACAAGAGAGGATCTGGCAACGGATCTAAGGAGAGGTATCATTAGATACAACTTAAGGTGTTATGTGAGGGGCACTCAGATCGATACGTTAAGGAATGAAATAGTTGAACGTATCGAGGAGACCTTGGAACTTTCAAGAGACAGAGATATCACACTCGCGGCAACAAACATACACAATGTCACAACAAAGGTAGCGGGTGTTGAAGTGGTTGAAAGAGAATTGCCATTAGGCGAAGTCATAGTCAATGTTGATGTGACATATCATTACAAAAAAGGAGTATTATAATGTCCGTTAAAATGTATAAAGAACAGAATTCAAAACGTGTGCGTGGATGTAACGTCCAATCACATTTGGATACAGGTTGGACCTTAGAACCTGTTAAACAAACCAAACTCAAACCGAGAAAGAGAATCCTGCCCAAGTTGAAACTTGAGATAGGTGAGGTTGAGGTTAAATCAAAAATTGATCTTTCAGGTCCAAAAGATCTAACAACAGAGGAGTAATACAATGGCAGTTAATACAGGTGTATATACTGGTGAGTCGGGTGTCATCAAATTCATTGGTGATGACTCTACAGTGGCGGCTGTTGCTTCAATTAGATCTTTCACAATTGACAGAGAGGTCCAAAGTATCGAAACAACAGTTATGGGTGAAACATCAAGAACTTATCAAGCAGGCTTGTCACAGTTTTCAGGATCTATAGATGCATATCTAAGAGACGATGATCCTGGGCAAAGTAACTTTTTAAGTTATGTTGAGAACCCAGATTCAGTTGCAAAAATTGAATTGTTTCCATCAGGTGAAACCACAGGTATCAAGTTGGCAGGTAGCGTGATCGTTACTGGTCACTCAATTACCAGTAATTTTGACGGGGCAGTCGAACTTTCTATATCAATACAAGGTTCCGGGGCACTGACAAGAACACCGATATAATGATAAACGTTCGTTTCACTCCTGGATTGCGTGTCACTTTTGGAAAGGTGCGTAAAGGTGTTGATCAAGAGTTGAAAGCATTCGGAAGCGACTTGCTTGACAACTTGAGAAAACTTACACCTATAGGCCAACCAAATGGTGGTAGAGCAAGAAGGGGGTGGAGCAAACGTGAAACAACTAACAAAGTTGCATTACAGAACAGGGTGCCATATATCGAAAGGCTTGAGGACAATTATAGTAAGCAGACCAAAGGCAGAGGTATATTGAAACCCGCAATTAGAATAACAAAAAACAATAGACAAAGGAGAAGAGTAAGATGAGTAAGACATTAGAGAAGATAGCAAAACACTATCAATCTGCAATTTCTGGAGACCTGTTTAAGATAAAGGTTGCAGAGTGGGATATGGATATCTATTGCAAAAAAACTTATTCATTCAAAGATGAATCAAAAGTCATTGAAATGCAAGGACAAGGCAAGACAGTGGAAGCGTTGATAGAATCTTTGATTGTAAAGGCATTGGATAAAGATGGTAAGAGAATCTTTATGGATGCTGACAGAATCAATCTTATGAATGAGGCTGATCCGGCAGTGATAGTAAGAGTCGCTGGACAGATCAACAATATGGGCCTTAGACAACCGATTGGTGACGTCGTAAAGGAATAGAATCCAACCCGGAGTTAGGGTTCATAATGATGCTGGCTGACAGGTTGAAGATGCCCGTCAAAGACGTTATTGAACTTTCCGTGTTGGAGATGGATCTTTGGTCCGCATATATTAAAAAAGAACAAGACATAGCCAGCAAACAAATGAGGAGACAAAGAGCGAGTGGCTACAAAGCAAAGAATAGACCTTGATGTAGTTGTTAAGAATAGTCAAAGGATCGATGCAT